CAATAAGCTCTGCAAAGGTTACTTCTTCTATAATAGTAGTACTACCTGGAAGAGCAGCAGGAGTTTCTTCTCCCTGCATCATAACCTGCTCTTGAGTAACTGGATTAATCATTAAATGAAATACATTACCATACTCTTTTTGAATCTTTTTATAATTCTCTACTTCATTATCATCTGTTACAACGCGTTCATCCTTCTGATTAAACACTCTAAACCCTGTCTTTTGAGTATATTCTTCATACTCTTCTCTATTTAATATCTTCTCTAGGTTTAATTGTGGATCGAATGTGCGATAATGAGGTACTCTTATCTTAGAGAATCTCTCAATTACCTCTAATTCTCTGTCATTTTTAGAATTAATACGCTGGGCGTTGATGTCTTCCTTACTTACAACCTGATCTTCAAGTCCATAACCGATAGTTTCTGTCTGAGGAGCTACAGTCTTTTCGGTGGCTCTACTGATTATATCCTCTAAATCTGGATACAAGGAGATAAGTTGTGTCTCAGAATAGAGTTTTGATACGATTATATTACTCGCATCTCTAGAGTAAGCATCTTGGGAGGAGGGATCTATATATACATCAAGTGGATCAATCGCCTGAATGAATACATCACCTTTGCCAAAATCAGCTTGGGGATCATGGTGGACCATAAAACAACCCATACCTTTGACATAATAGTCGTCAACCACTTCTTTTAGCTCGGTATTTCCCTTTGAGTTCTCCCACACCCAGCTCATTAAATCTGAAAATATTTGACCTGTCTTTACATCGCTACCTTCTCTGCCAGTCGATTGAAATCGAGGTGAATTAGCAGTAAGCATAGCTTTTGCCTGTTCAACTGCTGGATATACAACATTAACAACTAAAGGCTCTTGCGCTCTCTTACGCAACGCATCTATTTGTTCTTTTGTCCACTGCGTACCATTTCTGAACTCATTATCCTCTGTGGCTTGTCTAGCCCACTTAGTACGTATTGAAGAGTACTCGGTAAGCAGCTCTTCTGAAATTTTTACTTCTGGATTTATTTCTGGCATAGTTTATGGTCCTCGGAAATTAGACATAACTCTATATTAAAAGTTTCAAGAAAGTAACCAATCCTTTGGTTTTTCTTCCGCTTTTTCGTAAGAGTGATGCTTTTGATCTTTCCCACGTAAGTGTGTAGGGGGATAATTGTTCTTAATTGCATAATATAACCCATCTAAGAGATCATCATGCTTTCCTCTGGGAAACATTAGTAATTCATCTTTTAATTCTACCATGTCTTCGAGGATATGCATCTTCTTCTGGGCAAACCAGGGCTGCATTGTTTCCAATCTAGAAGACTTATTAGTTCTAGGAACCTCTTTTATCTCTAATCCTGGGATGAATAACCCTAACTCATCTGCCTTAGATCTAAGATAATCCCGTAACATCTCCTGATATCCTACAGATTCTACCCTAGTTTTCACAGGTTTGTACCTTTTGAAGTATTCTATGATAGTATCTGCAAGGTTCATGGGCGTAGAGCGTTTTCGGTAGTAGGGTAAGACGTACTTGTTGTTCTTTGCATCAACAGCTACAGACACAATAGTAGAGTAGTCTGCGTGTTTTTTGATTGAACTTGCGGGATCTACGCCCATAAATATGTTTACAGGCTCTAATCTGCCTGAAGCGAACTCCATATAGGACTCATCTTCAATCCATTTAATCTTTCCATCGTAGGTTTGTATATACTTTTCTTTGAACATTTGCTCTTCATCGCCAATAATTTCACACTGATACTCACGATAAAAGGATGAAACCCTACCAATAGACTCTAATGAACGCTTTTCAGCCTCTAATTTTTCCTTTGACCACATCTCTTGCCATAATGCAGTACCATCATCCTGTAATGCTTTATATCTTCTGGATACCCATCCATCTGTTTGCATCAATGTTTCTACCATACAGCGCTGATGCTGCGGTGTACCAATCACTGCAAGCCTTCCACGCTTAGCATCTAGAGCAGGTGACATTGATTGTAGCAACCATTTTAGATTAAACTCCATCGCTTCCGATGTTTTGGTATTATTCATATCCTCTGGATCGTCTAATACCACTAACGTTGGGCGCTGATTACCATGTTTTAATCCCACCACCTGCTGACCTGTACCTCTGCACATGATCATAGTATCATCTTTTAGTATAATCTCAGTTCTTGACCAGGTACGAGATGTATGTTGCCCCCAATACCCATAAACACTACGAAGTTCCATACTATATTCAAGTGCATTCTTGATTGTTTGCAGCAATCGAACAGCATGACCTTCTGTTTTGGAAGATAATACTACAAACTTTGTACCTTTTTGTGTTAGTATATGCCATATAGGGAAGACACATGCAACCAGTGAAGACTTAGCGTGACCACGTGGAGCGATAATATTTAGCTTATTAATCGATATGTCTTCTAATAACTCAGCTATTTCGTAATGAAATTCAGGAGAGCTGCTAGAAAACATATTAGGAAAGCATATCTTTCCAAATAATATAATATCCTTAGCGAGTTTCTCTTTGACTGTGCTTATGCTGCTCAAAACAAGATTCCGTACTTCTTCTTGTCGTAGTTTGACATATCCTTAGTACACTTAGGTAGATTTTTAACTTTAGAACCTTCCAAAGTACTGTTAATGATGCCACAATGTAAATTCCCTCTATAGATAGCTGCGAACCCACATGACTTGTTATCTTTTAATGGACAAGGCTTAAACACTAATAACAAGCACTTGGGGGTAGTTTGTCCTCATCCTTTAATCTTTTAATAAGATCATTAAGATACCATTTAGCTTTTTCTAGGTCTTTTACGGTATTGCCTTTAAATGGGCATCTGACAATGTATTTAATTATATTACCCCTAAACCAATCCATCTGCCAGGATGAAATAAAGTCTGTAACCTCTATTCCTTTCGTATAATGATCTGGATGGTTTACATCATCATTCATCAGTAACCTCTTCTGTCTTTCTTGATGCAACCATCTTCTTTTCCTCTGTCTCAATCTGATCCATTATCTGATTAGACATATCTATCTGCAACGTGTCTGTTGTAATCTTTTTATTTGGCTTCATTTCCAACATATCCACAAAATTCTCTGCTGCACGCAGCATACCAGACACATCTTGCTTCTGTTCTGCAATCGCTATTGCTTTCATAATGGTATCTAGCACAAATCCTTTATCGATCCCCTTAGATGCCATTATTTCCTTTAATTTTTCCTCTATCATGCCTTTTATAACCTCTTGTTTAAATAATCTTCTAACTGTAGCTGCTGGAGTCTTCTGATCTGGGCGATATATAGATCCCAGCTGATCCCAGTCCACTCTCTTCCCCTCCATTACTTGACCAACGTACGCATTTACTGTATTCTTGGTCCTATTCTTCTTAGATTCTCTCTCCTGCCATGATTTAGGCTTTACCATAGAGTAAATCCCCGCATCCCTGTTAGGTTCGTACAGTAATCTGGAAGATCCAGTAACCCATTGTACTCCACAGGTAAGCTTTACAATGGTTTTAACCCTACCCTGTGCATCTGTGTAGTTGTTTCTGGATAAACACTTACCAACGTACCCATCGTCAGTAGCCGCCCAACACCCCTCGGTTGCTTCTTTCCAGTATACGTACTCTTCAGGAGCCTCGTCTTTAAGATATACAGTGAATTCCTGGGTTTTCCCTGCTATCTTACGTTGAATCGTTTCCATTAGGTGTGTGGATTATAATGTATTACATAAGTAATACATATATAAGTTAATATAACACTACTAAGTAATACATTACCTAAGTAATGAAATACTTCAATCGAGTTTCTGGAAGTCTTCTGATAAGTGTTGTTTAATAATTGCATTGATTATCTCCTGTTCTGCTTTATACGCAGCGTAATCATGTAGGTATAACTCAAATGCAGCATCGACCTCGTCTTGTGACGTCTCTTTATCCTCAAATTTCCCTGTCATTGGATCAAATACTTCATATATTACCTTTTTAGCCATAAAAACACAGTACAATTTAACGATTCATATTTGTTTTAAACAATACAGGAGTGATGAAGTTCCAAAAAATGGTTTACAGTGTGTGTGGGAGAAGTTCTCCTTACCCATACCCCTACGTTTTGGGGTTGGCGTTAGTGATTAGGTTGAACTTTTGGATTGAGTTACATCTTACATTGTAACGCCTTTGTATGCTTATCGGTGGATACTGTCCTTAAACCATGCCCATAAGACTAATGCTAAGGAGGTGTAGTAGATATACTATACCTTCTTTTTTTTTG